TTGGAAACTGATGCGATTGCGTTCGTCTTTGTTGCGGCGCACCTTGCGGTAGGCTTTCTTGTAGCGGTCGGCGGCTTCGGTGTATTGCTTGCGCCCAAAGGCCAAGTCGGCGTTCTTGGCCGGATTTCTTCTTTGCGCAAAAAGGTCGGAGCTCATGAAGATGAACAAGGCCGACATGATAATCAGGACATATCTTTTCATAGGTGTAAATTCTCTCATTTGCAAACGCAGAACACGCGTTTTTATTATTGGGCAAAAGTACAACATTTCGGGGAAACAGCGAAAGAGTTTGGCAAAAATGTATCGGTTGGCCCACAAAAAAACAAATCTGTGCCTTATGGCAAAAACGTGGAGTCAAAAAAAACGACTTCATTTTGCCATAAAGAAAAAATATGTAATATTGCAAGCGTAAAAAACGTAACAACCTACAAAACTTACAGCCATGAAAAGGACTTTTACCATTCTCGTAGCACTCACAATGAGTGGAATTGCCGCTTATGCGCAAATGCAATCCCGCATCGGATACGATTTTGCCACCCCCAATATCGGGGCTACCCTTAATGCCATGCGGCCTTCAGGCGACTTGTATAATCGCAAAAACGAAAAGTACATCTTTCTAAATTGAAAAGTACAACTTTTTCTAAAGTCAGGCACGAAGTTCAAAACCTCGTGCCTGATTCTTTTTATGTGCATTTAAATATGATGCAAAGGCCATTAAAAAGCCTTTTATACATTCAATGCAAACTTAACTTCCTCATTGCCGGCAAGCAATTGTTTTGTCGCTTCAAGGTTTGTTTCATAGATGTGAACATTCGCAAGGAAAAGCGTTATAGACTTCAGCGGCATGTCTATCTGGCGACTCACCAAATACAAATGATATAGGTCGGAAGGCAATCCGAGGTTTGCATCTGAAGAACGCTGATACGCTGAAAGCACTAATTCGCCGTCGTGCAGTTGAAACTGCACAAGGCTCAAACATGGTGCTTGGTTGCTTTCTGCACCTGTCTCACCCAAGAACAGCACATAGTTCTTGCTGCTTCGCTTTTCAGAATTGATTTTGGCGATCAAGCGTGGAAGCTTCTCAAAGTAGGTTGGATAACTGTTGACCAGAATTGGCCCGCAATAATCCCACCAACTGATTCCCGCTTCACGGTATCGCTCCGTCAAGCGTTCGCCCTGCATGAATAGTTGCAGTTCGTTGCGTAGTTTCTTCCTGGCGATGTTGTGTCCCTCGAAGATGTCAAGCAAATCACCGGGGCGCAGGTCGAGTTGCTGGTTCAGAAGGTAAACGATCTCACCTTTTTTGTTGGTCTGTCTGTGACCGTTCGCGATGATGTTCGCGAGAGTTTGGTAGTACTTGTTCATGGCTTTATGTGTTTGTACAACATGATGTCCGTATAGCCTGCATTGTAATTCAGGTTCGACCGCTGTTCGATACGGGTTGCCCCTTCAAATGGGTTGCCCTTCTTATATTCTTTGTCGAGCCAATCGCACAATTCCACGATGCTACTCTTTTCAGAGGTAAAATAGAAGTAGTTGGTTCCGTTGAGGGTGTGCAACACGTCCAAGTAATCGCGCAGCCTCCAATAATTGGCATAGGTGCAGCTTTGTGTGGACAGGTATGGCGGGTCTATCAGGAAGCAAACCCCTTCTTTTCCTTCCCATTCTTTGAAGACTTTCCTGTAGTCCTCATGCGTTATGGTCAATCCATCAAGGTAGTGGTCCGCGGAATAGTCGGAAGCCTTGAGTGTGTTGTAGAACGAATTCTTCCTCAATTCCTCAAGGTTGGTGGCATATTTTGCTGAAAACAGGATAGAAGCCGAAAGTGTGACATAATCCACGAAGCCGCGTTTCTCAAACGCCTTTATCGCCTCAAGCACACGACTTCGGTACGGTTCCTCTATCCTTTTGTTGTCGGGATAACCGGCCATTATCCCACGGAGTTCCGCCAATAGTGCGTTTGTAGTCGGTATGGCCTCAAGGCGTCTCGAATAATCATCGTAGTCGTTATAGACGACCTCGGCATCAGGCCGCACCGACTTCGTGAAATGGGAGAGCAAACCGCTGCCGCCAAACAGGTCGACAAAGGTGTTGCAGTCGGTGAATTCCGTCTTCAGGATTCGCTTGAAGTCCTGGTTCCATCTGCGTTTCTGCCCCATGAATGGCAAGGGGGGCTTGGGTGTAGGTTTTCTTTTCTTCTTTCATTTTGTTTGTTGTTTGTCGTTTTTCGTATCTTTGCGGTCTCCTACATCTACAAAATAAGGTGCACACACACCGAGAGGCTTACGGCCTCTGCCGTGGTGTGTGTGCACCTTTGTCATTGTCGGGGGTAGGAGCCCGACTTTGGAGGCAGGGGCCTTTTTCGTGGCCCCACCAAAATGATTATTCTTCCTGCTGTTGTACGTCCACATTGGAAAGCGGGCAAAGCACGGTGTCGTATTCCACACTGCCCTGCGTCAGGTCGGGGCAGTCGGTCTGAAGGCCTGGTTCAAGGGAATAGACATACGCGATGAAGTCGGCCCTTCTGCGCTCATAGTCGCCGTCAGACAGTTGGGCGAAGCCGTCGTTGGAAAGCGACGGGTAGGTTGTGCCACCATAAGTGAAACCAGCGCGAATGTCGTAGGACTGCGAATATGATCCCCTGGTGACGGTCAGTGATGCGTTGCGTGCGTATCCTGTGTTGATGTATGCCATTTTTGTAAGGTTTTAGTTGTCTTTATCCGTTTTCTTTTCTACTTTTACACATATTGGTTTTTCCCAAGCGAAAGATCATTCTGGTTTCAGCTCCTTGGCGCAAATCGGCTTGCCCCAAGCAAAGTTGTACGGGATGGCTTCTGTCTTGACACAGATGCCATCGCCCCAATAGTAGTCATAGCAGAACCCGCCCTCGTTGGCGATTCTGGCCATCGTCAATTCCTCGGTGTCCTGGTGAAGGTTCTGGCGAAGCGCAGTGACAAGGAACACACCTGGTGTGCTCCTTTCGCGTTTGGCGCAAAACTGGCTGTCAAATTCAACCGTTCCAGATATGACGGGTTGCGCGTAGAAAGTCTGGTCTTCGATGCTGCGCAAACGGTGCATCTCCAATGTTCGCGTATGGCCGTTTTTGACAAAATTCTCCCATACTATTCCGTAGGCATCGAAGAAGAGACCGCGAGACGAAGGCGGGACTCCTTTTCTCCAACACCCTGCTTTTACCGTTTCGCTGAGATTGTCCGCTGTAAGGTTTATCATGTCGCGCTCATAGACATCCCTATCATCAATGCCATCCTCTCTGCGGTCAGCCTTGACCAACGTGATCCTGGGATTGCGGTAAAGCTGCCAAAATAGAGCCTGGGCAAAGCCGTAAGGTCCGTAGAACGAAGCCGCAAAACTGCTATATTTAGCGTATTCGGTCACAAAAATGCCGTTCCCGACGGTAAGGCGCAGCCTGCCAGCCACGGGGGGAAGGCTGACATATTCGCCGTCGTCGCGCACCCTGTAGAGTGTCCCGTTGATGACCGAGTTTGCCGGTGACGCGATACGGTTGGTCACCCAGTCTTTTTCAATAAGCGGGTCGTCGTTGCTGTCGGGATTGTAATAGGCAAGATACATCTGTCCATAGGCTCCGGCACCGGCAACCCAGCGACCCTTGTTGATGCCGAAGGGACGCACTACATCCGTTGCATACAGGTTGTAAATATCGCCTCCGTGAGTCTCATAGTCGGCGTTTTCATAATGGTACACAGCGTTCCCGTTGTCATCTAATACATCAAGGATTACAGGCACTAAGTAGGCGTTAACACCTGCGTCATTTTCCCAATGAGCTTCCATGGCCGTATAATCTTGCTCCGCCGCCCATTCGTCTGCCGGATCGTCGAAAGGATTGGGGCGGAAACTTATCAGGAAATCCAGGTTGACGCGCAGCTGGTATTTGGCCCTGTCAGGGGCAAGCGGCAAGTAGCCTGTTTCCACCCAAAAGACATCCTCCACATTGGAATTCAGGCACACGGCCAGATTATCCAATAGAATTGTGTCACGAACCACGGGTATCGAATGCCCGTTGTGGACGATGTTGTAAACGACCTCCTTGCACTTGATGCGCCACGCTACACCGATTTCGTTGCTGTCGGTAAATACCGACCTTGTGCGGAAAAAGCGGGCGTTGCTCGACTTCTGAATATTGGCACCGATAGTGGCATAGTTCCGAACTTCCAAATAGAATCCGATGTCGCTGTCCGTTTCGGTCTCCAAGTCGTAGCTTTTTGCAAAGTATTTCTCGCTGTCATTCCAAATGCCCGAATCATAGTCAAGGCCGTCTTCGGCTAATGTCTCCACGGTATCTGGCTCGAAAGCCACCTCGTACCAGCCGAAAGTCTCGCTGCCTTTCAGATAGGCATCGGTTCCTTTCCAAACCGGGTAGTTTTGCATTTCGAGATGGTCGCGGAGGTATTCGATGTCGTAAATGAAAATCTGCCCGTTTTTCTGCATGATGCGTAGACCAAGTGGGCGTAGTATTTCTTCCAAGACATCGCGTTTCATTGTCATCTTGCCCCACGAATCGCCATCTGTGGCAAAACGGTCGGCGTTGATGTAGAGCATGTCAAGGTTGATGGGTTGATTTTGTTTGGGATCACGGAGCGAGGTGTAAAGATTGATAATGGCACCGCTGCCATATCCTATCGAATCGAGACAGTCACGCACGATGGCTCCCACACTCTGCTTCCCAGAAAGCGTAAAGGGGATGCGGTTGAGTGCTCCAAAGTCGGTAAATGGCAGTTCCGTCACATAGCCCTTGGGGAAACTATATGGTTCCTCATAAACGGCATCGTCCAAATAGCCCCACCAATACGGTTTCCCATAGCGACTGACAAGGATGGCGGCATCGGTGCTATTCATCAGTTGCACCATCTGCCGGTCTCTTTCGTTCGACACGCGCAGTGTGCAAGTGGCCGACTGTACCACATCCATCTTGTCGGTTTCCTGCCATTCGATGACGCAAGGCTCGTCGCCCTCCAGCTTGATTTCCAACGGGCGGCCTTCGTAGTCGTTGATGTAGATGACAATATCCCACAGCGTATTGTCGAGGCTGCGGAAATGGGTCGTGTATGCGGGTTGGTAGCTCATTTCGACCTCCTATAGATGTTCGTCTGTTTGTTCATGATGCCCACCAGCTCGCGGCCCTCAATGCGGAACTTCACCTCGGTGCTTCCCCCTTGGTCGGCTCCGAGGATGGAACGCAGGCGGCTCAATGGGGCAATCACCTCGGGGTTGGAGCTTGCGCCGCCATATTCGCCCATAAGGCCCAATGTTGGGCCGTAAACTAATCCACCGTTGGCGAATTTGGGAAGGCTCATCAGCGAGGCCAAGACAGCCCCAACTGCGGCAATTGCCAAGGCTGGGCCAACCCACGGGATGTTTGCCATTGCGCTGGCCGCGCCTGTGGCCGCCACCGCCGTGTTCGTGGTGGCCTCAAGTGAGTTGGCCGCCGCTACCTGTGAGGAAGCTGCGGTCTTGGTGGCCGCCATGGTTTCGGTGGCCGCAGAAACGGCATTGATGATCTCCACGACCTGCTCGAAGCTTTGGAAAAGGCCAATGAAACCGTCAATGAGGCCCGTGATGGTTGTCCAGACATCCTCGCTCTCGGTGAGTGCATTGGTGATGTCGCGGATGGAGTTGCCGATACCTTTGATGCTGCCCCAGGCATCGCTGAACTTGGGCATGGGTGTGGCCGCCAGTTCCTGGACTTCCTCGGTCACGCCTTCAAACTCATCTCGCAGGCGTTTAACTCGGGCTATCTCAGCATCAATAGCTGGAAGTTGCTCTCTTGATGCGTTCAGGCGTTGTTGTTGAAGCTGCTGAAGTTGCCTGTCGTACATGCCCAGTGTTTGGATGATGGGCTGCAACAGATTTGGTTCAATGGGTTTGAGGTTTGGTATTATTTCTACCGGGATACGAGCTGCTACATCCTGGGCGTTCTGTGTTGCAGGTCGCGCCTGGTTGTTTGCAAGTCCGTATGCCCTGGCCAATGCATTGTATCGGGCTGTCATTGCATCCAATGTGGCCTTTTCTGCCTTGGCCGCAACATCGTCAACTCCAATCAGCCCCTCAACCTTCTTTTTTTGGTCGTTGATGGCTTTGCCGAGGTCGGCGTAGCTCATCACCTGCCAGTTGATTTTCTCATCGTTCCCTTTAAGGCTGTTTTCAAGTTCCGATGAGATTCTGTTGGCGTTGTTGAAGGCTTTTTCTTGTTCGGCTTTCAGAACCTCGATTTTCTCCTTGTTTTCATCTATTTCCTTGCCTAATTCTTTGAACTCACGGGCTTCTGCCTTTGTGAAGGGTCGGCTCTCTATCTCTTTTCTCCTCCGCTCTTTCTCATCGTTTTCCATTTCCAGGTCGACAATCTTGGCTGAAAGTGCCTTAGCCTTGGCCTCATATCTGACTTGTTCGCAGTATATCTTGCTTTTCTTGGTAAGGGTGTCGTACCATTCTGCGGCAGTACTGTAGTAGCCGAAAGACTCGCCGTATTTGTCGTTGAGCTCTTGGACAGCCTTGGTGGTATCCTTCCCCTGTTTCATAAGTCGGTCGAGGTTAGAAACCGCTGCATCAAGCTCCGCCTTGGTTTGGCCTACCGCACCTTTGACCGCTTCAGTGGCTTCAGCCAATTCCTCTGAGGCCGTGCCTGCCTGGCGGCTTTCACGTGACAACCTGACGACAACGGCCACCAACGTCGCCACTGCCGATGCCACAGCGATAAAAACATTGGCTTTCATGGCCGTGTTGAGGCCGTGTTGTGCGGCAGTGGCTGTGCGAAGGCCAGCGGTCATGGCCTTGAAAGCTGCTGCGGCGGCTTTGACGGTGGCCACGCCTTTGCCAATGCCTGCTGCGGCTATGGAGACTTTGGCGATGCCATCCACTGCATTCATGGCAGGTGCCACCATCTTGCCCAATTCCTCCTTCAGGTCGCCTATGCCATTCCTGAACTGCACAATCTTGCCGTATGGCATCGAGGCCAGTTTGGCGTTGGTGCCGTCCACGATCTGGCCGACCACCTCTGTCAGCATGGCCACCTTCTCTTCCTCCGAGCCGTATTTCAGCACGGCCTCCTGTGCCTCGTCGAAGGTGTAGCCCAAGCGTTTCAGCGCGCCCGTCTCGCCTGCGAACACCTTGCCTAACATCTGCGCGACGCTCACCGCGCTTTCCGCCGTGGCGTTGAAGTCGTATTGTTGGGCTATCATGTCGTCCATTACGGGGATGAGGGCTTCAAGGCTCTCCTTTTTCTGCATGTAGGTGGCTAATTCCTGCGCGCCCGAAAGGATGACCTCGTCGCCGATCACGCCCAGTTTCTGCTGCTCCGCCGCAAGGTCCTTGATGCTTTGGATTTCGGCGTCTGTCGCGTCCATCGTGTTGCGCATCATCTGCTCGAGGCGGGCTTCGGCTGCCGACTGCACTGCGTAGGTATCCGTGAGGTCTTGCATCACCGATTGGAGGCCTTGTACAGCAGCCCCCACTTGTTCGAATGCTTGTGCAATTTGGTTGGCATTAAGCAGCTTTTCGTTGAGTTCACGTACTTTGTCCTTCACCTCCACGAATGCCTTGGCCAGCTCGTCGGCTGACATCTCGACATTCTTCAGACTGTCGGAACCCTCGATTTTTATTTTCAGTCTAACGGTTGTGTCTGACATTTTTTCTCTATATTTGCCGCGTTAAACAAATCATGATATGGTGAGACTTTGTTTTTTTCGGGAATTGTGGAATGTGGTCATCGGCTATCTTTCGCTTTTCAGTGTTGTGGAAGTGCTTTTCATGGTTTGTGCCCTTTCTGCTATGACGGCCATTTTTTCTTATCTTGTCCGCAGGGAATACGACAAAGAGCGTCAATAATTACTCCAGCCCCTGCTCCCTCTTCACCTTCTCGAACCTTTCCCTTATCTCTTTTGCCGTGAGATTTTCGTCTCCCCCTTCGCAAAGGGAGCCGGGAGGATTGTCCCACTCGAAGCGTAGCACGTCTTCAGGGTTAAGCTTGTGGCGACTGTAGGGTTGCAGCATCGTGGTGCATTGCAATCGGGTGCGCTCCCACGCGCCGCGTTCCTTCCTCCGCTCGTTGTCGGCCCAACATTGGTGGATGACCGAAAACTCGGCTGGGGTGCAGCGGCAGAAGTCGTCGAGGCTTAGGCCGATGCACCCCAGTGCCGTTCCCAAGAGGGTCAGGATGTCGGTGGACTGCCGGTCGGTTAGGTCGCCGGCTCCGTTTTTTTTTCCTGGCCCATTGAGTTGCAAAACTCCGTGATCGTGTCGGGGGCGATCCGATCGGCGAAGTCCATGAGGCTCATGCCGAACTCCACGCCGTCGGCCTTCGATGCGCTGGCGATGCAGCACCAAAGAAATGTGACCAGTTCGGCCACATCGGTCGTGTCCATCTTGCTGACATCTTTCCCTGTCTCGTCCTTAAAGCGCAGCATCGCGCCCATGGTGACGCGGCAAGGGTATTCTTTCCCGTCAATAGTGATTCGTTTCATGGTCGTCCCTCCTTATGCTACAGCCGTGATTGCTCCGCTGTTCTCGAACGTGATGCTCCACTTCTCGTCGTCGTCGGCGGGGCCGTCCTGTTCGAGGCTGGTGATGATGAAGTCGCCCTCGAAGAGGCCCTCGCCCGCGGCCTGGTCGCGGTACTTGTAGCGCAGCTTGACCACCGTCTTGTTGAGCCAAAGCTCCTTGAGGTTGGGGAAGCTGACGCTGGTGGCGGCCACCTCGTCGTAGACGAAGCCCTCGGCGGTGATCTGCTCCGAGAGGCTCTTCACGTATTTCTCTTTCCACGAGGCCGCGCCCGTCTCCTTGGTGACGCGCTCGCCGGTCTCGGTCGAGTCGCTGATCTTGCAGCCCGTCGAGTAGCCCAGCGGCTTGAAGGTGCCGTCCTGGACGATGCCCATGATCAGGTCCACTCCGTTTCTGTATGCACTCATGATGTCTTGTGTGTTTTAAGGGTTGTTTTAATGTCGTTTCAAAAGTGTTTTAATCAGTATGTAAACGAGAATCAGAAGGAAAAGTGCCGCCGCGACGGCCCATCCTGTGTTGCCTCCTTTCGCCTTGACCTCTACCGTTTTTTCCTCCGTTCTGGATTGGTAGATGGTGTCTGTCCGATGGTCATATACGGTGTCGTGGATTATTCTGTCGTGCCAGCAGGTGCGCCAGCGGGTCATCCAAACCGTGTCGCCTCCTTCCCGGATGTACACGCTGTCGTGTATAAACACCGAGTCAGTCGTGCGCGTCTCCCTCACAACCGTTTCCGTGTGACCCTCTCTTCTTTCCACCGCACTCGTCGTCCGACTGCTTCTGCAACTCGTCAAGCACAGGGCAATCGTCGCTATGAGGGCAGCTGTTAGCCTTGTTGATAGCCTTCTGAAGTCCATTCACGTTCCTGTTCAGTCGTTTGATTTCCACCTTCAACGGCTCCACGATGAACTCCTGGAAGGTGGTCATCGCCGAGCGGTCGTTGTCGGTCTTCATGCGTTCCACCTCGGCCTTGGCCTTCTCGGCCTCTGCTTCGGCTTTCCTCACCGTCGCCTTCAGTGTGGCGATGGTCACTATCAGCGTGCCGCCAAGCACCAGGTTCAGCACGATGCTCACTATCTCGATCCAGCCCGTCATATCCCATACTCCTTTCTCACGTCATAACACGGGCAGGCTTTCGTCCACTCGTTGCGGGTGACTTGGCCGTCGCCGTTCAGGTCGGGGCTCAGGTCGCGGTGGCCGCATACGTCGGCCCATGGGAAGCGTTTCCTGAAGTCGTCGACGTAGGCCCGCAATGCAGCCTTTTGCTGCGGGGTGCGCGTGTCGGCTGGGGTCTTGCCGTCGCGGGCGAGCCCGCCGACATACACAATGTGCCGGCTCGTACCGTTGTAGCCTTTTGCCCCATTGGTGACCTCCCAGCCGTCCACGTAGGCATCCTCGTTGTTCTGCACCAGCCTTTCGACCGTGCCGTCCAGGTGCACCATGTCCGTATAGCCGACTTGCTTCCACCCTCGGCCTTTCGGCTTCGGGCTGCAATGCATGCGGCGGATGTCGGCGGCTGTCACCTCCCGGCCTTCGGGCGTGGCGGTGCAATGGATCACAAGTCGTTCTATACGGTTTTTCATGGTTCGCAGGGTTTTATTGGTAAAAAGGTTGATTGCTGTTAAGGCGTTGTCTGATAAATCACGCACACGCCTTTCTTGTCGTTGCGGATATAGCTGCCACCGGCGCGAACCAATGCGCTCATTATGTCGCCATAGTAGAGCGGGTTGTCTGTGTCATCAAAGATCTCATGCTCGCCTTCGGCATGACCCACACAACCGTCCTGCCAAGCGAGGCCGGCAGCCGAGGTGGTGGCTGCGGCTGACGGATTGATGGTGGTACCGGCAGCGTTTACGCGAAGCACAGTCGAGCGCATGTAGATGTCGAAACCATAGATAGTTCCAACGATGCCACGTTGGGCGTTGGCAGAGGCCAGAAAAGCGTTGGACTCACTTTCCGTAAGACTACCAAGCAGCTGATCGTACATCACCGCGTCGAGTAGCATGCAGCGACCCGTCTGCGGAACGTCGTCAATGTCGAACTGCTTCTTCACGGCCAGCACGTCGGCCTTGGTCATGGCTTGACGATTGCCCGTGGCAGAACTCATGTGGGCAGGGGCTGCTGCTCCGCTGGTGCCCACTTTGGCATAACCCGAAGGAACCCATGAAACGATGAGGTCGGCATGTACGCTGTCTTTCAAGACCTCTTTCATCTGTTTCAGGATGCTTTCGCGCTTGTTGTACGACAGTTCCACTTCCTCGGAGTGCTGGAGATGGATGGGATCGGTTGAGTACTCGTTGATGGTGTAGGTCAGGTCGGCGTCGTTGCGCTGGCTGGCGGTACCTGGAAACGTACTGCGGTTCTTCACCACGTTGGGTGCACCGCCTGCATTGGGCACGTGAACGGTTTTGTTGTTCACGAAGGCCGAATGGTTGACGCTTCTCGCGGCAAACGTATTGTCTGCAAATAGCGGCTCAACAATGCTGCTGAGCCAGATTTCTTTCTGTAGTGCCATCGTTTTAGTGTTTTTTGTTGAACTTCTCGTTGAATTTCTGCTGGTAGATTTCGGGGTACTTCGTCTTCAGCTCATAGAGGCGGTCGGCTTTGTCAAGCTCGTCCCAACTCATCTTGCACAGGTCGCCGTCACCCGATCCAACGGGTTTAGCTTCCAGCGGTGTCCTTTCCGGCAGCGAGGCCAACACGGTCTTGGTGCCCTCATGGTCAAGCTCAAAAAGCTTCTCGAATTGCAGTCTGGTCGTCGCGTCGATGCGCCCCGTCTTCACCGCGTCATCAAGCAGCTTCGTCACTTCCTGCTTTCTGGCCTCGGCTTCGGCTTTTTCAAAACCTTGCACCTTTGCCTTCAGCGTCGCGTTCTCGGTCTTCAGCGCGGCGATCTCGTCATCCTTCAGTTGGATGGCAGCCACGCAAGCCTGTGGGTCGGCGTTCTCCGCCAAGCCCAGTTTCAGTGCGATTTCCTTCATGTTGATATGGTTGATTTTAGGCCCTATTGCCTTCCCCCTTCCAAAGGGGGCCTGGGGGATTGGCAAGTCGGACAGGTTAATAGTCTTGCTGTTCTCGTCGTAGAGCACCACCGTAGCGTTCGCGTTTGACGGAATGTCACAGATCGAGACTTCCAACAGGCGGCAGCGCGTCACCGTGGCCAACGTTTGGCCTTCCTTCAGCATTTCAGGGGCATCGCTCCATTCCAGAGGCATGAAGCCCATGGAACAGGCGTTCAGTATGCCCGACTCGTATTTTTGCTTGATCTTCAAGGCGAACTCGTCCTTTTCGTCGAATACCGGCTCGCCGGTCAATACACCGTTCTCAATGCGCAGGTCTTTCCAGAAACCGATGGGCAACTGGGCGTTGACGGTGCCGTGGCCGTCGCGGTTGTGGTTCCAAAGCATCACGGGGTTCTTCTGGAAGGCGGCGGTGTCGATACCGTCGGTCACCACCCAGAAGCCGTAGCTGTTGATGCTTTCGTCGCTGATAACAATCCGTTTCATTGTCTTTTTCCGTTTTTCACGGTGCAAAAGTGCCACCATTCGCACACCCCTGCAAAAAGAGTGTAAAGTCTTTACATTCTTTTTTGGCGGCCAGCCACTTATACTGATTTTTGCAGCGCAAAAATCAATTTCATCACCATGAGCAACAGAAAAGACATGGCCGCAAAGAAGGCCCAAGCCTACCGGCTTTTCATGGCGGGCTATACACAAAAGGAAATCGCCGACCAATACGGCATCACGGAGGCGACCGTATCCCGGTGGGTCAATGCCGATGGTTGGAAGGACCGGCTTGCCGAGGAAAAGACCTCAAGCGTCGAGCTTGCCAATTCGCTGATGCTGTCCGCCAAGAAAATCACGGAGGCCATCATAGCGGAAATCGGCAAGCCGGACTACAACATCGACGCCGTCACCAAACTTTCGGGCAATGTGGTCAAGATCATGGACAGTGCCGAGCGCGTGGCCAACACCGTCAACCGCGCCACCGTCATCGATGTGTTCACATCGTTTGACCGTTGGCTCCTTGAGCGATCCAAGACCGACAAGAGCCTCACCCCCGAAATCCTCGCCACCATCAACAGGCTCCATCAAGAGTACATCAACCACATCAACAACCGCAGCTGACCATGGCAAAAGCAGACCGCCGCAAACAACAGGAAGCAGAATGGCAGGCTCTGTGTGCCTTTATCCAGGAACAGACACGCCATTCATCGGGTAACGACAACGCCTCGATACTCGAACGTGAGAAGCGTGTGGCAAAAACCAGAAAGGACTACGGCGCGTTTGTTGAGACCTATTTTTCCCATATCGCCACCAAGCCCACGGCCAAGTTCCAAAAGGAAGCCGCCAACTATGTCCTGGACAACGACCGCGCCCGCGCCGTGTTCGAGTGGGCACGTGGTCACGCCAAGTCCACCCATGTGTCGATGATGATACCCATGTGGATCCTGGCACAAAAAGACCACACGCCCCTAACTATGGTGCTGGTGTCGAAGTCGCAGGACTCCGCCAAGCAGCTGCTTGCCGACCTTCAGGCCGAGCTGGAGAACAACGAACTCTACAAGGCGGACTTTGGCATCGGCAAGGGCGACGGCATCTGGAGCGATGGACGCTTCAGCACCAGCGACGGCTCCATGTTCATCGCGTTGGGCCGTGGCCAGTCGCCACGTGGCATCAAGAAATCGGGCCGCCGCGTCAACTACATCGTCATCGACGACATCGACGACGACGAAATGGTCTTGAATCCCGCCCGTGTCGAAAAGTCCACCGACTGGTGTCTCTCCGCACTGTACGGAACGATGGACGCGGGCCGTGGCCGCTTCGTGCTCGTGGGCAACCGCATCGGCAAGAAATCCGTGCTTGGCAACATCGCCGAGCGTCCCGGCTTCCACCACACCGTTGTCAATATCCTCGACAAGAAGGGCAACCCCACATGGAAGGAGAACTTCACCAAAAACGAGGTCGAGCGGATGCGCTCCGAAATCGGGGAACGCCGGTTCCAGAAGGAGTACATGAACAACCCCGTCAACGAGGGCACCATCTTCGAGCGCAAGTATATCCGCTACGGCAAGATGCTCCCCCTGCGCCAGTACCGCGCCATCGTCGCCTACACCGACCCTTCCTTCAAGGCCTCGTCGTCCAACGACTACAAGGCCACCATGCTCGTGGGTATCACCAAGGAGGGAGCCTTCCACGTGATCCGCGCTTTCGCCGACCAGACCAAGGTCACGGTCATGGTGGGCTGGCATTACGAGATTCGCTCCTTCGTGGGCGACACACCTATTAAATACTATATGGAGGCCAACTTCATCCAGGACATGATCCTCGACGAGTTTAAGCGCGTGGGCAACGAGGTCGGCGTACAAATCCCCATCATCGGCGACCGCCGATCCAAGCCCGACAAGTTTGCCCGCATCGAAGCAATGCAGCCACTTTTCCAGCGTGGCGAGGTCGTTTTCAACGAAGACTTCCGTGGCGACCAAGGCTTTGAGGTTCTCGAAGAGCAGCTGCTTTTGTTTGAGAAAGGCTCCAAGGTACACGACGACGCGCCCGATGCCCTTGAGGGTGCCGTTTGGCTATTGAGCAACAGAATACGAACCAGCGACAGCCGCTATGTGGTAGGCCGCCGCACAAACTGGAAATACTGATGTTTATCACCGTAGAAGAAATGCAGACCGTCATCTATGAGCATGTCATGGACGACATATCGGCCAACGACGACGCCACCGTACAGCAGTGCATCGAGGCCGCCGTCAGCGAAATGAAATCCTACCTGGCCAGCCGCTACGACGTGGCCGCCATCTTCGCCGCCACCGGCACCGACCGCAACCCGCTCATCCTTGAAAACACCAAGGTCATCGCCGTGTGGAACCTCATCCGGCTCTCCAACTCCGAAATCATATACGAGCAGTGGCGCGAACGCTACGACCGCGTCATCGACTTCCTCAAGCAGGTGGCCGCAGGCTCCATCACGCCCACGCTGCCCATCGCCACCGACGGGCAGGGCAACCCCGTCATCAAGTCGCGCTTCGGCTCCAATCCAAAGTTCCAACACAATTATTGATCACCATGGCTATATTCGACTTATTCAAAAAGAAACCGGCTCAGGAAGAGGCTTTGAGCCGTAAGGAAAAGCAGACAGTCCTCCGCGTCATCCGCCGTCAGGATTCCATTGTCCGGCGCGACATTTCCGACTGGCGCACAGCACGGCTTGAAGCCACCCTTGCCGACGAACCCAAGCAGCACCGTCTTCAGGTGCTGTACAACGAGGTTATGCTTGATGCCAAGATGACTTCCCAAATCAACCTCCGCATCGGCAAATCGCAATCCGCCGACTGGAGCCTCAAGAAAGGCGACCAGAACGACGAGGATGCCATGAAGGTATTGGCCGACAAGGGCCTTTTCGACAAGCTGGTCAAATACATCGTCGAATCCCAGTTCTACAGCCAAAGCCTTGTCCAGTTCACATTCGACAAGGTGGGCGATCCTGACATTGAACTGGTGCCTCGTACCAATGTGTCGCCCGCCACGGGCAGGTTCTATCCCGATGCCTTTGGCAGCGAGTGCGAATTGTACCGCGACCGCCCCGACTTCGGCAAGTGGATACTTGAGTTCTGCCCCGATCGTTTCGACCTTGGCATCCTCAACAAGGCCGTCCCATACGTCCTGATGAAGAAGTTCGCCCTCAGCTGCTGGAGCGAGCTGTGCGAGATATACGGCATACCGCCCCGCGTCCTCAAGACCAACACACAGGACACCGACATGCTCAACCGTGCCGAGGCCATGATGCGCGAGATAGGTGCCGCCGCCTACTTCATCATTGACACCGAGGAAGAGTTTGAGTTCGCACAGGCCAGCAACACCAACGGCGACGTGTACAAGAACTTCATCGCCACCTGTGACGAGCAAATCTCCCTCCTCAACCTCGGAGCTGTCCTCGGGCAGGACACCGAGCATGGCAACCGCTCAAAGGAGGAAGCCTCAACCGACCTCATGGAAATCGTAGTCGAGGCCGACAAGCGCAAGATTGCCTACTACATCAACAAAGTCGCCATCCCCGCTATGGAAGCCCTCGGCATCATTCCTACCGGTCTCCGCTTCGAATTTGCCAAAGCCACCGACACCGAGAAGCTTTGGGACATGGTGTATCAGGCTTCGGCCTATTACGAATTCGACGTGGAATGGCTCAAGCAGACCTTCGGGATGGAGATCACCGGCCCGCGCATTTCCCCCTCCGAGAGGGGGCAGGGGGAGTCGAACGGTTCCGACGAAGGCAACGGTGCACTGAAGGCAGGGAGCTTCAATTTTTTCGGTTAGGCCCCTTTTACGAGGGGCTGCACCGCGCCATCCGCGACCTCTATGGAACGGATTCCGTCAACCTTTCAAGCGATGATAAAAGCCGTTTCAACAAGGTTTCAACGGCGTTTCAAGATGCCGCCAAATGGCTCCACTCGAAGAAGGCCTTCGTCCCCGAAATGCTCTCAGAGCCTGAACCCCTCGCGCTGATGAACGCCACCCATGACGTTTTGGCAGAGGAATTGGGAAGGCTGGAACGCAGCATCCCAGAAGAGATGGCCCGCTCCTTGGACAAGAACATCTTCCTCTTTTCCGGCTTCAAGACCTACCACGAAATGAATGACGCCTCGCGTCTGCTGAAGGACGAGGACGGCGGCTTCAAGTCTTTCGACCGCTTCCTTCAGGATGTGAAGGCCATTGATGCCTCCTACAACCAGAACTGGCTCTATGCCGAGTACAACTTTGCCACGGCAAGCACCCAAATGGCCGCGAAATGGGCCGATATAGAGCGAGACGGCGACGAATACGACCTGCAATACAGAACCGCCCTTGACGGCCTTGTGCGCGAAGAACACGCCGCTCTGGAAGGCATAACATTGCCGCCCTCCGACAAGTTCTGGAATGAGTACTACCCGCCCAACGGATGGAACTGCCGTTGCACCGCCGTGCAGGTACTACGCGACAAGTACCCGCGCTCGGACAGCGACCAAGCCTGTGCCGCCGGTGAACGCGCCACTACCCAGATAGGAAAGAACGGAGAAAACAAGGCCGCCATATTCCGTTTCAATCCGGGCAAGGCTGGCAAGGT